TCATAGATATGCCATATGAGGATCTGGCCACTATTAGCTCCGATGATGCCTACTCATACTCGTTCAAGCTTCACTCGTATTGTATCTTCCTTAGGAAAGAGCTAGATAAGTGTATAGCTAAAAAGTTATGGTGTGAAGAGATACTCCATAATATTGTGGCCAGACACTGGAATGCTCACTCTGAATACATGAAGTATGAAGTAAAGAGACATGCGATCATTCAGGAAGATACATTTGCAGTAAAAGTCGAGAAAATGCGAATATATTTGTCTGGGGCGATTGCTCAATCAGACAACAAGCTCGAATCAGTAAAAAAGATGGCAGATATCCTTCAAGATTTTGGGAAAAAGAAATCGTATGATAAATAATCTAAAGACAGCTATAGATGAAAAGGACTGGTCGAAGGTGGTAGAATTCTACCGAATGTTGGCAGGGACTTTTGAGTCCCCAGTGGTTGAGGGGACTATGCCCGTCAAGGCCTCTGGGAGACTCGCTGAGTCAGACTTCTCTATGAGGCGGACTGTGGCATCGCAAACTCCGACCAAGGCTCAGAAGGCTCCAGAGCCGCCAAAAACGAAGCGAGCCAGTAAAAAGAAAAAGGCGGCAAATACCAAGATCGAGTTTGTTGACACTGGGGAAAGAGTAGAGGAAGCTGGGGCCGATCTGATCAATGATAATGTGACCCCCTCGCCGAGAACGCGAAAGCCGTTCCAGACCGTCAGCATGGCCTGTATTGTCTGCAAAAAGACGGAAGATATGCATCCTCTCTTCAAAAGAGACGCAGAAGTTTACAAGTGTGACAGATGTTTGATTAAGGGCAAAAAAGATGGAGTTGAGTAATGTCGCTAGTGAACGAGCTGTTCTTGCTGGTATTTGCTCATATGGGATTGATTGCTATCTAGATGTTGAGGCTTTCCTAGAAGATGGGACTTTCACTGTAGACTTTAATAAGGTGATGTACAAATGTATAAAACACACCATCAATAAAGTTGACAAAATAGACTTTGTATCGCTACTTTCGGCGGCGACAGATCTATCACTTGGGGACTATGTCAACAAGCCTGATGTACTGAAGCATTTCCATGGGGTTCTGTCTACCCCTATCCAGTTGTCCGGAATTTCCGGACATGCTAAGAAGATTCGCAGACTACAGTTTGCCCGGCATCTTCAGGATACCATAAAGGAGGCCTATAAGGGCCTCAATGAGGTATCTGGAGAAGAGTCTCTATCTGATATCGTTGCCATGGCTGAGGCCCCAATTCAGAACGCCTCCATCTCCTACATGAAGAAGGATGATAATAAGCCGAAACTTCTCGGTGAAGGAGGTATGGACTACTTCGAGTATCTGGTGTCAGACGAGCCAAAACAGGTTGGAGTACCAAGCGGTTTTCCATCCTATGATGTGGCTATAGGTGGCGGGTTCCTAAGGAAGTGCGTTGACTTGGTCGGGGCTAGAACTAAGAGCCTTCGATATGGGTCTTTCGTCTATACAAAGAATGGGCCAGTTAAGATAGAGAATCTGTCGGTTGGAGATAAGATCTCGCACCCATTTATGGAAGATTCTATCGTTGAAGAGGTCTTCGACTTTAAAGACAAGGATATCTACCGAGTTCATTTTCGGGATGGAAGCTTTGTAGACTGCTGCGAAGATCATCTATGGGAAGTCTACAAGAGATATCCGTATACAAGCATAAGCGAGAAAAGTGGTAGTGTATTATCCACAAAGGATATAGCAGCAAATCTTTACATTGGAGACCCAAGCAAGGGGATAGAGTACAAGTGGGATGTGAGACTACCAAGCCCGATTAAATACGCTCATCAAAGCGTTCCAGTAGATCCATATGTCGTTGGAGTACTATTGGGCGACGGATCATTGATAAAGACATGCACATACACCAGCATGGATCAGGAGATTATTGATTATGTAAATGGTTACTTTAGTGATCTTGGTTACGAAGTAAAGATAGATCAGAATGATCCTAGCAAGAAATGTGTATCTTATAGAATTAATGGTTTTCAGGATAAACTTCGAGAGATAGGAATTTTCAAGCATAATTGTTACACGAAATTCATTCCTGACATCTACAAGTACAACTCAGAAGAAGTTAGACTAGAAATCCTAAGAGGTCTCTTAGATACTGATGGATCTTGTACTGTAGATCCTAGGTCAAAGACCTCAAGAAATACTTTTACTTCTGCTTCTAAGCAATTGATTGAAGATCTCTGTGAAATTGTTACATCACTTGGAGGAATAGCGACCCCCAAAGCTCAGGTTACTACTTGTCTTGGCAGATCTTTTGACTCTTTTAGATGTGAGGTTCGACTACCTAATAACATTGTTCCGTTTAAGCTTAGCAGAAAAGCCAATCTGTCGAATAATAGGAAGATTGGAGACCTAAAAAGATCAATTGTAAGGGTGGAGAAGGTAGCTGTAGATAATGCTAGATGTATTAGGGTTTCAAATGATGATGGTTTGTTCCTAACGGATCATCACATAGTTACTCATAATTGTGGAAAATCGGTCTTCTGTGACAACGTAGCATTACACGTCTCCGGGAAGCTCAACTTACCTGTACTGGTTCTAGACACTGAAATGTCAGAGCAAGACCATTGGAATAGAATATGGGCAAACATTAGTGGTATTCCAATAAATGAGATCAAGACTGGGGACTTCAAAAAAGATCCCATGAAGAGGGCCGCAATAGTTGAAGCAAGAGATAAATTGGCATCTATTCCATATTTCTATATCAATGTCTCTGGCAAAGGGTTTGACGAAATCCTTTCAATTGCTCGCAGGTGGGTCCTCAAGGAAGTGGGGTTCGAGCCAACTGGCAGAACCAAAGACTGCTTGATAATCTATGACTATTTCAAGCTTATGGATTCTTCTGGCCTGTCCCAGAACGTAGCAGAATTTCAAGCTATGGGTTTTCAGGCAACTAAGCTACACAACTTCTGCGTAGAGCATGACGTGCCGTGTTTGTCGTTTGTTCAGTTAAATAGGGATGGAATCGAAAAAGAGTCGGCAGATGTTATCTCACAGTCTGATAGAATTGGCTGGTTGTGTACATCGTTTACTATTCTAAAAGAAAAATCCATTGATGAAATTGCCGATGATGGTCCCAGAAATGGCAACCGTAAACTAGTGCCAGTACTTTCAAGACATGGCCCCGGAATGACTGACGATGGGTATATCTGTCTCGAAATGAAGGGTGAACTAGCAAGGATGAGAGAAATTGGCACTGTTAGACGACTTTCTAGAAGCAAAGAATTCCCAGAGAGACCTCCAGAACCTGAAAGCGGGGATGAAGGCTAAGATTCCCCAAATCCTCGACTTCTTTGGGGTCAAACCTTATAGGTCTGGCAATTTGTTGGTATGTAATTGCCCCATCCACAATGGGGACAACACAACAGCTTTCAACGTGAACAATGACACTTCCTCTGAATATTGTGGCAGGTGGTTCTGTAATACTGCCGGATGCCACAAACAATTTGGCGGAGATATCCTCGGGTTATTGAGAGGTTTGGCCTCTACCAAGGCTGACATTTCTTTTACTGAAGTGATCAATCTAGCTGCGACTTTCTGCGGAATCGAGCGAATTGACTACATCTCTGATGCTTTCAATGATTTGCTGTTGAGAGACTCAGTAAAGAAGATGGGACCTAGTAGAGAAGAGGTACGACAGAAGCTTATTAGACCTGCCGATTTTTATATACAAAGAGGATTCTCTCAACAAATCCTTGACGAGTTCGACGTAGGAGTATGTAATGACCCATCAAAGGAAATGTATGAGAGGGTCGTATTTCCTGTTTATGATGTAAATGGGAAATTTTTGGTTGGGTGTGTGGGTAGGACCCTTATCAACGCCCCCCACAAATGGAAGAATCAAAAGGGATTCAAGAAATCTGAGCACCTATATGGATATTGGCTCGCTTTTCAGGCTATATGTCAAAGCGGAAAGCTTATACTAGTAGAGGGCCAAGGTGACGTGATCAGATTCCATCAGGCCGGTATCAGAAACGTTGTCGGAATCTTTGGCAGCAAGTTGTCTGATACACAAGAGTTATTACTCCAGAAGACAGGAGTGATGGATGTGGTTACGGTATTCGATCGAGATGAGGCTGGAGACAAGTGTCGCAAAGATTGTAATAGGCTAAGTCGCCTGTTTAATGTGAGGCACGTTGTGCCTCTTGTCGACGATGTTGGGGAAATGTCAGTAGAAGAAGTTCAAGGATTAAAACTATGACACAAATTATTTGTTTGGCCGGAAGCAAAGAGAGTGGCAAGACAACTGCTGCCAATTTTCTCCATGGACACATCTTGAAGCTCAATGAGGTCATCAGAGAATATGAGATGACCAAGGCTGGTGAGCTTAAGGTCAACACTCATTACATGAAGGATGGGGAAGTAAAAGAGGATATGGGAGTCCTTGATTTATCCCGTAAGGACGATCTGTACGTACAGTATGCCGACCAAATGATCTGGCCATTTGTGAAGATGTATAATTTTGCAGATGCCCTAAAAGAGCTATGTATCACCATGTTTGACATTTCCCATGAGCAAGCCTACGGAGCATACAAGAATAGCTTGACCAAGCTGAAGTGGGAAAACATGCCGGGTGTCGTAAGTTCCACCAAAATCGAAGATTTGTCCTTGTCGACTGAGGACCTAGAGAAGCTAGGTATTCAGTCACATAAACCCGGCTTCATGACCGCTCGTGAAGTCCTCCAGTTCGTCGGCACTGATATCTTCCGCCGTATGTACGAGCCAGTCTGGGTAAACCTCCTCATGAATAAGATCAAGGAGGACTCTCCCCTTGTTGCTGTCATTGCTGACTGTCGCTTTGATAATGAGGCACAGGCTGTTCTGGAAGCCGATGGCACGATCGTAAGACTCACTCGCCGACCAGTCCGAGATACACACCCGTCAGAAGACGGGTTCAAGGATTTCACAGCTTTCCATAAGGTCATAGATAATGAGAATCTAACCTTGCCTGCTGCTAATCAAGAGTTGCTGGACTTCCTGATCCAAAAAGGGATTAGCGAACTGGTTACGAAGGCAGAATGAGGCTACGCCTCTTTATATAAAGGAACGCTATGATACTTACCTACTTGAGAAGCTCATCGATTGGTACTTATGCGATGTGCCCTCAGAAGTATTTATTCACTTATCTTTTAGGTATGAAGGATAAAGATAATGGCAAAGCTATGATGGGAAATGTATGCCATAAGAATCTTGAATTACTTGGTAAGCAAAGAATAGCCCAACAGAATAAAAAGCGAAGTTTCATTGATGAAGAATTTGGCAAGATAACATTTGCTAAATGCTCAATAGAGTACTTCAATGAGGTGTCTCATGCCCACTATGAAAAGCTTTTTCCGGGTATCATGCCAGCCAATTCCAAAAAGCTAACGCTGGAATGGACGCATTTAGCAGTAACCAAGCATGATGGAGAAATGAACCCATTAAATCAGAATGTTCATGCTGTCGAAGAGTTCTTTGAAGTAGAAGTTCCCCACGATTGGGCCAAGTATTCATATAAGATTGGTGATGAAGTAATTGAGGGTAGATTAGGACTCAAGGGTACAGTAGACCTAATACTAAAAGAGGATGATGTTTTCTTTCATATTTGTGACTATAAAGGCCTCCCTGTCGAGACTCCAATTGCTACTCCGTCTGGCTGGACGACTATGGAGCAGCTAAAGGTTGGAGACCTAGTATTCGATCAATATGGTAAGCCTACTAAAGTAACTGTTAAGTCTTCCCAGAGCGTAAAAGAATGTTATCAAATTACTTTTGATGATACATCATCAGTTGTTTGTGACGATGAGCATTATTGGGCATTAGCAAACGATTCTGTAGTTCAGGTACAAGATCTAAAATGTGGAGACAAAATCAGAGTTGCTGGACCAATTGAGTGCGACAGAATAGAACTGCCACTAGATCCATATACACTAGGGATATGGCTCGGAGATGGTAGGAATAGGGGCGGAGAAATAACTTCTGGAGATAGTTTCATTTTTGAGGAGATAGAAAGAAGGGGCTTCCACATAGGGAAGGATTCTGAAAAAAGAGAATGTAATTGCTCCACACGAACTATTTTTGGGTTGACAAAGAAGTTACGTCCACTTAATCTCCTTCATAACAAACACATACCAGAAATCTACTTTAGGGCTTCCTTTGAGCAGAGATTAGATCTTCTTAGAGGGCTGATGGACAGTGATGGATCTGCCAACAGTACTAGGGAGCAGTGCGTTTTCATGAATTGTAGAGAGGTTCTTTCTGATGATATTAAGAAGCTTCTAATTACATTGGGACAAAGGCCTTTAAAATCTAAGACTATAGCAAAAGGGTTCGGGCTCACCGTGCGGGCGTTCCCTGTCTCTTTTCGTCCAGTCGGGATTAATCCGTTTCTTTTACCGATAAAGGCCAACAAGACAATAGGTTGGGGACCCGGAAGATCCAGCACTAGAAGAATTAAAAGCATAGAGAAGGTCGATCCGAGGATTACACAATGCATATCTGTAGATAGCCCAGATGAAACATATCTTTGTACAGAAAATATGATCCCAACTCATAATACTGGACGTAGATATAATTGGGCTACAGATAAAGTAAAAACCTATGACTGCTTGGCTGAAGATAAGCAATTGTTGCTTTATTACTATGCTCTACGATTGAAATACCCAGAGCGAAAGTTCTATATATCCATCTACTATATCAACGATCATACTATCGATAAGGTTATGGTTCCCGGTGGAGTTTTCACTTTTGCCTTTGATGACAAGGACTTCCTTAAAGCCGAAGGCATGATTAAGAAAGAGTTCGAGACTATCCGAGATGATAAAACTCCCCGCGTGATCAGCAAGACATGCAATCACTTCAAGTGTAAACATCTGTGTGCGTTTTCTAAGATCATTCCAGAGATCTCCCCAGATACTCCAGCCTGCATATTTATCCGTAGTGAGATAGAGCGGATTGGGCTGGATGCGGTCACTGAGAAATATGCTGACCTGAGTCGCATGAAGGTCTATAGTGGGGGCGGAAGACAGGATGTAGATTTAAATCCTAAAGATTAAGGAGCATTACAATTAATTACGAAAACTTTATTTGTTACGATTTAGAAACATCGGGAATAAATACCGACACAGCACAGATAGTACAAATTGGTGCTATATGTATTGATTCTAGAAGATTAGAGATTATTGAAGGTAGTGAATTCGATGTTCTGATTAAGCCTCTATATGGCGAAGAGTGTGCCAAGGCTGGATTACAAGAACTGACAGATGGGGCTATTAACATCCACAAAAAGGGACATGCTCTGCTCGCCGAGAAGGGTGTCTCGTTAGAGACTGGAATGGCCAATTTTGTCTCATATGTAAATACACATAATTATGGTAAGACAAAGTGGAAAAGCCCTATTCCAGCGGGCTATAACATCAACAACTATGATACTCCAATTCTAAAAAGAGATTTAGCTAGAACTGGGCTATCTAGCCCATTTCACCCATCGATATCAATAGATGTCCTCCAATTAATGTTTTTATTTTTCGAAAATAATAAAGATGTTGCTCGCCTATCTGCTGACTCCCTGATTCGCAAGCATATGGGATGGAAAGACAAAGGGGAATCCCATGACGCCCTCGGGGACGTTATCATGACAGCAGAAGTCCTGATCAAGTCTATGCGACTCATCCGTAAAGCCGTAGGCACTGTCAAGTTCGAAAATTGCTTCGCCCTTTAGTGCCCAACGGAGTCTCCATGGAAGTCCATAAACAATTTGAATGCCTCGTAGCCGACCTAGCTCACACTCTGTATAGAAAGACTCACCTATATGATTTTGAAGATCCTTCT